CCTTTGTCTGCATACTTGGCAGACTTGCCTGTTTTGTAGTCCACGATCCACGCGGTGCTACCGTCTGTAATCACGAGGTCAGCTATACCTCTCCACCAAACGTCTTTAGACATGAAGCCACAAGGCTCCAGCTCCTGGGTCAAACCCATCTTTATTTCTGTAATCTTGTTACCACGTCTTCTATTAAGTGCTTCCAGGACATCCTTCATGTAGGCAAACTTAACAGGAACTGGTTTCCCATCTCTAATAAACTCTTCAGCCGCAAGGTGGGCTTCAGTTCCATAGCGCATGGCATCGGTCTCAGCCTCAGTATAATCTTTAGCTATCTTCATGTGATAAAATTGTTTAGGACACTGCTCGAAAGACTTCAGCCTACTAAACGACCACGGTGCTACACTCACTCACAATCTCCATATGTTTTGCCTGTTCCTGACTCACAATTAATCGGTAAGCCTTTTGCCCAATCTGGTGTCCAACGCATACATTCTTCGATGTATTTCTGCGCTTCTTCTACTTCTGCGTCTGCTACACAACAGACAATAGAGTCATGTACTGTTAACACAACACGGTATTTCTTAGCTATATTTAACATTTGTTCGCCAATTATGCAACGTGCAATGGCTTGGCAGACATTCTCTATGACCTTACCGCCATATATTCTGGTGCGACCACGCCTTGTTTTGTAGTCAAACTCTACACCCTTGTCGGTAGTCTGGAACTGTAAGTCATCATATCTCAGCCTCAAACCAGAGGGTAGTACCATCGCGCCATCAACTACTTGTATTACACCATCTAACCCGAACTGGATGTTCTCTCTATTAGATAGACCTGTAAGCATAAGTTGCGCATCTCTCCATAACTCGTTTATTTTCCAATTAGCTTCACGGTATATGTTTATGACGCGCCGCGCTTCTGCTAGTTCTATATCAAAATCAAACGTCTTTAACTGTGCTTGGAACTTCACAGCGCCCATGCCATACCCTGCACCCAAGATAGTTGTCTTACCTACAAATCTTTGTTCTTTGGTAACATCTTCTTCGGGGACTCCATATATACGAGAAGCCATCTTCACGTAAACATCTTCTCCTGCGGCAAACGCTTGGGTTAGATCATCTTGCTCTGCAAGCCACGCCAATACTCGCGCTTCTATCTGTGCAGAGTCTGCATCAATAAGAGTGTAACCTTCTGGTGCAATTATACTTTGCTTGAGTTTCTTACCATCGACACCACGACTCGGTAGGTTTTGTAGGTTGATCTTGTCGTCACCACCCCACCGTCCAGTATGTGCCGCGTAATATCTTACAGGCACAGGTAATAGACCACGTTTAGCTATGTCAATAAACCTCTGCGTTCGTGTCTCTTCTAACGTGCTTTTGTTTCCAAGACGCGCCGCTACTAATTGTTGTACCCTACCGTCTTCATGTTCTTCAAGTGCTTTGAACCCCTCGTCTGATTTGGCAAATGCAAATGTCTCCTTGCCTGTAGTCGGACTTACCTTCATGGGGGGCTTCACATCTAACTGTTCTAACAGTTCAGCGAATTTAGGGTTCGACATGAGGTCAGCTTTCTCCACGTTAGCGCTGGCTAACAAAGCGTCCTTACGAGAACGTGTTTCAGTAAGGTGGTATTCTAGCGCAGCCAAATCTAAATCTAGGATAGGTTCAACAAACATACGCAAGGTCAGGTCTATAAGTTTCATCTCTTTACGAGGGAAGTCTTTAGCCATAATCTTAAAGAGTTCAAAGGTTAGGTCAACATCATTGACACAATAGTCACCAAACTTGCTTAACTCATCATCTGTAAACTGTATCCGTCTTTTACCAAGGGTGTTCAATACCTCGTCACCCTTCTCTCCGATGTCATATCTTTCAGATAGTGCTTTAAGACTACTGCTTGTCTCCACCCCATGAACTGCACGAGAAATGCACAAAGTATCCATATATACTTTAGGGCTAATCCCATAATGCCAATTAAGTATAGCCCCATCAAACATGGCATTGTGAGCCACTACCATAGAGTCGTTCCAAGGGAACTTAGATAGGTACTCAGTAACTTGTTTACGTGTACCACTCGCCCACTCTGTCTCTTGATTGTTTAGCTTGATACCAACGCCAATCACCTCAAACATAGGGTGACGCACATATGCTTCTGTTGTTATCTTACGTAGTGAAAAATCTTTATCGTAGTACGTCTCAAAGTCTAGCGTAATGAGGTTCATTTCTTTTCACACTCATAGGCAATCCCTGCATACGCCATGATGTCTACATAATGGTCACGTTTAGTCGGGCTTGCTTGCATACGTGCTAACTTAGTAGCCATATGAAACATTGGTACTTCAGATACCTTTATAGTATGACCTGTTATAGCGTTAAATATTTTTGCTATGTTGGTCATGTTCTCCACAGGGTCACCGTAATCCTTGTGTCTGTCTCCTGATGTGAGGCTCACTGCTTCTTCAAGTAACGCTACCCTACTATTATGTAACTTATCTTGTTCTCTTCTGAAAACTTCTTTTGGTGTACCCACTTTCTTTTTCAGGGAAGCCGCGTAGTGGGTTGTACACCCTACAGCCTTGGCTATCTGCTTCGATGAAGCAAGTGGATTCTTTACCAAATACTTCCAAACTTTTTCTTTCTTATTCACTCTCTAACTCCTCCACTCTATTCTTCAAAACGCTTATTGCGGTGCGGATATGTCCTGTACCACGCTCCTCTATTCGTTCTTCAAGTACGGAAATTTCTTTTTTTAATATCTCAGCCCACACTAAATTTTTCATTCTATCCTCCTTTGTTTCGTTCGCCCCCCACTGGAATGGGGGACTAGATGTATCGTACCCTAATCGGTAGAGTCATCGTCACCAGAGATGTGAAAGGACATGAAAAACCCCATCAAAAAACTAACGACCTCTACTGTAGAGGATATTTAAAGACCTCTCTCTACCTAGTCTACTCCCCCCTCATGCCATTGGCTCCAAGGATCAGGTATATCCTGTAACCTGTTTACACCCTCAAGCAACGTTCCGATGTCATTCATGTTATCTTCATTAACAACAACAGCAATTCCATCTGTCTTCTTTATATCTCGTAAGTTCTTTTCCTGTAATGGTGTAGGCGTGTTCTTACCTGCTTTACATTCAATACCAAAGAACTTGCCTTTGTAGCACCCTACAATGTCAGGCACACCGCTACCTCCGTAACCTCCTGTAACTGGATAGAAGTAATACGCACCCATAGACTTGAGATGTTTTACTACAACTTTCTTGACTTTTGCTTCGGGGGTCATAGCCATAATGTGTCCTCGCAACTGGTTTCAAAAAACTGGTTTCACAGAGGAGCGCGAACGCTCCCCCAAAATTTATATGTTATGGGATTCCATAACGTCAGTAATATAATATGAATGGTTAGAACGATAACCAACACCCTCTACAATCCCACCTTCTTCAGCAATCATTAAGACCGCTATCTTATCTTGTACCCATTCGGGTAAATCGTTACAAGACTTATATGTGGTATCTAGTTTGTTGTCAACGCAAAACATACCAATACATTGTACGTTGACTAGTTTTGTATCAGGATCTATCCGAACACAGTATAACGTATTCATACAAGCACGAAGTACATATTGTCACCGACCTTATGTCCAACACCATCAACATATGTACCCCTTGTATTCCTACGCCTGTCTTTGTTTTCTTCGGGCAGGATCTGAAGCACGGCTATACCATCCATAATATGTTTTGGTAACTCTTCCTCAGAGTATGTAGTCGTACCCATTAAGAGTACCCTACTCCTAGCAGAAGTTAAAGTTATATCGGGTATCTCGACAACATCAAACATATTCTTATTGCGCCGTTCATAATGACGTACAAACACAGCCGCTTTCTTACGACTTTGTTTTTCTTCCTGTCTCGCTGTAACGTATTCCTGTACGTGATTAGCAAATTCGGCACTGATAAATTCGTGGCCTGTCGCAATTAGATTGTTCATCTCATTATAAAAATGATCGTCTTCTCTACTACCTATATAACCCCCTGTAATCTTTTCCTTGGTATTCTTAACGCGTTGACGTAAACCATAATCAACATCAGTGTGATCGTCATTTATGCTTACAAACTCTTCATACGCAAGTTGGGCTGTTGTAAAGCTACGCAAATATTTCTTAGCGTTCTTCACAGCCGTAGATAGATTAATAGATGCCGCTATGTAATGTTGATCTGAATATTTATCGTATTTATCATTCTTAATGTTATGAGAATACACTACGTAATGGTCTACATCCTTTCGTGGACTTTTTCTATGGTCAAAGAAACCTATGTAACCCATCGTGTAGGGTTGCCCTTCCATATATACAGACACTTTGGTGTTACTATTTTTATAGTGTCCAAACTTGATACCACGCATACCCTTACGTAACTCCGCCATAAACTCCTGTACCTCTTCAGAAATACCATCGTTCTCATAGCTATCAAGTTCGGGTTGGCGTACACCGAAAAGCATTAGCCTATCTTCATCGCTAACG